GAAGCACCTCTCATAATAGAAGTACCAAATACATCTCCTTTGTACAGATGAATATCTGGTCAGAGAAGTTTGAACTTCCTCAAGATACTATTGTTGAATGGAAGCAAAGATACTCTTCTGACTTCTTCCTTACTGTAAAGGAGGATAAAGATCTAGGTGCTCATTACACAGGGTATCATAGGAATCCTAACAATGGTGACAATGTTGACCTTAGTAAGGGTTCTTATGTTGATAAGGAATTACTTTCAGTTTATGTTCCTAAACTAAAAGAAGTTCTTGCTAAGTTTGGATTGAGTGGAATGTTTTCTTACTCAAGTATCTGGGGTCAGTATTATAAAAAAGAGATGGGTGCAAAGATTACACCACATCATCACTTTACAGAACTCAGAAATCTTTTATCATGGATACACTTTGTTGATGTACCTGATCAAAAATGTTTTTATTTCCTAGTAGGAGATGAAAAGATTTATCCTGAGACTCAAACTAAAGGTGACCTTATGTTTTATCCATCCTATGCAATTCATGGGGTTGATAAATTAATAGGTGCAGAAGATCGACTAGTAATTGTCGGCAACATAACTAAACTACTATGAAATCTGTTTTATACTCAAAGGATAACTGTCAGTGGTGTGAAAGAGTCAAGCAACTCTTTGCTGCTACTGATATAGATTATGTTGAGTACAAGTATGGTCAACACTTTACTAAGGAACAATTCTATAAGGAATTTGGAGAAGGAGCTACCTTTCCTCAAGTTCAAATTGATACACAACACATAGGTGGATGCAAAGAAACACTACAGTATCTTCAGAAGAAGAGGTTGATTTAGACTCCATAAATAAAGGAGCAGAACTTCTAATGAGGAGGAAATTTAAACCTACTTCAACTGAAAAATCTCACCGAGGAATCATGGAACAGGCGATCATTGCTTTATCAGTTATGGTTGGTATACTTACTCTAAGTGTAGGTCTCATTGCTGGATATCTTTTCCGAGCATATATACATGACATAACTCCTCAGTATTCTCATCCAGAAATGTATGATGAGAATGGAAACCCATTACCCGATGAACTTATTGCATTTAGATTTGAGGGTAACACAACTTACGATGATGACGACTAATCATGGCAAAACTACCAAATAACCCTTTGGTTTCTGAACTTTTTCGAGCAGTACATGGTGCTAAGACTGTAAAAAGAAAAGTAGAAATTTTACAGGAACATATAAGGGATGATGTGAAAGCACTATTGATATGGAACTTTGATAAAGGTATTGAAAGTTCAGTACCAGAAGGTTCAGTTCCTTACAAAGTAAATGATGCACCTGCAGGTACAGCAGGTCATACAAGACTTGTGCATGAATGGAGAACTCTATACAATTTTGTCAAGGGTGGCAATGATAGACTCTCTAATATGAAACGAGAGAATATGTTGATACAACTTCTCGAATCTTTACATGCAGATGAGGCAGAGATTGTATGCTTAGTAAAGGATGGAGACTTACAATCAAAGTATAAAATTACACGTAGTGTTGTTGAACAGGCTTATACAGATATAGTTTGGAGAGATCGGTAACAACCGATACATAAGTACTTGACTATATAATATAACTGTGTTATAATCAACACAATCGTTCAACCTCATAAGAGGTCGCAAGTAAGCCGACTCGGAACGGAATCGTTCATCCCATGAACTTATTCATTGCTAGTTTTGGAACTTTAGTTCTAACCTGTCAAGGAGCAGACCATCTCATTGAGAATGCTGTTACTAACAGTTATCTTTCTACGGAAGATAAAGAAGAACTAACAGAAGTTATCAAAGCAAACACTGAATCTGGTTGTTGGGACGCAAAAGCCGACTGAAGGAACGGGGTCTTATCCACCCTACCTTTAGGTACAGCCAATGGCACAAGTTACTTACCGTGGAGTCAAGTATGACTCTGAAGAGTACAGAGAAATGCTCATCAACGAGCATAATTCTAAGAGAAATCACGATCTAATGTATCGTGGTATCAAGGTTAGAAGCAAGGCAAAAGCCTGCAGTTGAAGTAAAGGAGGGGTTGATCCCCTCCTTTTTTTATGTTATAATATTGTCATGGATAAAGACAAACTAAAGATCATAGTAACTGACTTGGAGATGTTACTTTCTGCACTCAAAGCAGAAGTTTATTCTGATGTAGAGTCTTATAGATACTCTGACATAGAACCAAGTGAAGTAGATTACGACGAGACTTACGAAGGACCATGACAGTAAAACTTGTAAGCATCACTCCTGATGCTGAGAAGACGATGGCATATATTGCCAGAGTATCTAACCCTAATAATCAAGAGAACGAAAAGTATTCTGGACTACTGAAGTATTGTATTAAACACAACCATTGGTCTGTGTTCGAGCAGTCTACTATGACAGTAGAGATAGAAACTACTCGTGCTATTGCAGCACAGATACTAAGGCATAGATCATTTACATTCCAAGAGTTTAGTCAGAGATATGCTGACACTAATCTCTTGAAGGATAAGGATGTTACTATACCTATACCAGAATTTCGTAGACAGGACACAAAGAATAGACAGAATAGTATTGATGATTTAGATCCAGATGTTGTAGATAAATTACAAAGACAGACTAAGACATTGTTTAGTTCTGCTCAGTCATTATATAATCAGATGGTAGAGCAGGGTGTTGCAAAAGAGTGTGCTCGTATGGTGCTACCTCTTGCTGTACCTACAAGGATATACATGACAGGATCATGCAGGTCTTGGGTACATTATATCAACTTACGATCAGCACATGGTACTCAGAAGGAACACATGGTCATTGCTGAAGCAGTAAGAGATGTATTTGTAGAGCAGTTTCCTGCTGTGAGTGAGGCACTTGGATGGGTAAAAGAATCATAGGTATAAACTTAGCAAAGTATGGTTCTCTTGCCATTATACAAGATGGTGAACTTGAATTTTATTTGGAGGAGGAACGTGTTACAGGAATCAAAAGAGATATTAGTGCGAAGACTCTTGCAGATAGGTATGTTGACAATACCGTTGATACTGTTACCATATGTGATTGTTTCACTAGATATAATCCACAAGTCTACTTAGAGAGGACGATTGCTAAGAATAAACTTGTCAATATTGTAAGGAGTAAAGGGTGTAATAATATTATAGACTACAGGCAGAGACATCATGAGTGTCATGCTGCTAATGCATTATATAATTCTCCATTTGATGATGCTGTAGTGGTTGTCATGGATGGTAAGGGATCTGTTCATGAACATGATGGACTTAGATTTTGTGAGACTGAAGCAATATTTGATAACCTAACACCATTGTTTAGACACTACTCTACTTTCTGGAGTGAGGATGAAACAAAGAAATTGTATGAACCTTATTGGAGTGAAGATAATCTTTATAGTAATAGGACAAGTATAGGTCAAGCATTTAGAAGAGTGTCTAGGTACTGTGGTTTTGATGAGATAGAAGGTGGTAAGACAATGGGTCTATCTGCTTATGGTCATCCTGATACACCTGTAGACTTATTCAATGAGGAGTATGGTCATAGTCTTTGTAGTACAGTGTTGAGTCCTGATGGTAATACTACAAAGTATACTGGTACAAAGTATCTTGAAGCAGACTTGGCATATAATTTACAGAAGTCTGCAGAAAAACATACTTTGTTTATGGTAAAGAAAGCAATAGAGATGAGTGGTAAAAAAAATGTATGTGTTTCTGGAGGATATTTCTTGAATTGTGTGTCAAATTATCGTATAATAAAGGAGTTGGATATAAATTTATATGTAGACCCCATCGCATATGATGGTGGTCTTGCAATTGGATCTGCACTATTAGAATATGAAAAGTCTTTATCTCGGTCCTAAGCACGACATCTCACATATTGAGGGTGCTACTGCAACCTTTATGGATGTTGCTAAGCTTATTGAGCAACGTAATACTGTAGCAATATATCAAGGTAGATCTGAGGCAGGACCAAGAGCATTGGGTAATAGATCTATACTCTATGATCCAAGAGATCCTGATGGTAAAGATAAGGTCAATATAATAAAGAAGAGAGAATCTTTTAGACCATTTGCAGGTACTATCAAGTTACATGTAGTACATGAATGGTTTGACATGGCAGGTCTTGAGGAGTCACCCTTTATGATGTATGCTGTGGATGTTAGACCAGAGAAGAAAGATTTGATACCTGCAATCTTACATGTAGATGACACTTGTAGAATACAGACTTTGAGTTTAGGACAGAATACTAATTACTATGGTTTGATTGATGCATTCTGTCAATTAACAGGAGTACCTATATTATTCAATACATCATTCAACTTAGCAGGTGAACCTTTGGTAGAGTCACCTGAAGATGCATTCAAAACCTTTGAGTCTACTGAATTGGACTACTTATATTTTCCTGAGATACATAAGCTAATTTCAAAATGAACTTTTTGTTTCAGATATTCGGGAAAAAAAACTCGGCAAATTTTTTGGGTCTTAAGTTTTTATGAAAATACTTGGTATAAATTTAGCAGAACATGGATCCATCTGTAGTATGATAGATGGTCAGATAGGATGGTACTTAGAAGCAGAAAGAATTACAAGAGTTAAGTATGACTTTCAAGTTAGTAGATTGTTTGATTTTTGTGAGTACCCTGATTATATTGCTCTTGCAGACTGTGATTACTCACCTGCAAGAGTAGGTAATGATAAAAATATGTTTTCATCAAAGGATGTAGCGAAGGTAAAGAGAATATTTCCAGAGGCAAAGGTTATAGATTATAGAAAGGATCATCATCTAACACATGCTGCTGTTGCATATTACAATTCATATTTTCTTGAGGCAGCAGTGGTTGTAGTAGATGGAAATGGATCTGATGGTGAGTGTGAAAGTATATTTCATGTAAGTCATAATGAATTTATGAGAGTTCATAAGAGAGTAATTCAAGATGATAATCCTGGTATTGGTAAGTTGTTTGAAGAGGTAGCAGTAAAGGAAGGGTTTGATCACAGAGATGCTGGAAAGGTTATGGGTCTAGCATCTTATGGTAAAGGACCATCCCATGAAATACAAACATTGTGGGAAAGCAGAATGAGATTTCTTGTGGAGAAAGCAATAAGACTTACTGGATGCAATAATGTATGTTTGTCTGGTGGTTGTTTCTTAAATTGTACTGCAAATTATAAACTAATTAAATCTTTACCTAAACATGTAAAGATATATACAGAACCAGTATCACATGACGGTGGCACATCTATAGGTGCTGCATATCTTGTACATTATGACTCCAAGTTTAGATATTCTTGATATAAGTACAGCAATAGGTTGTACTTTACAATGTAAAGGATGTAATCATTTTAGTAACTACTTTCATCC